GACAGATAGTCTGCCTCATCAATGATGATGACCTTGCGACCACCAGAAAAAGACATTGATGATGCATAGTTTGCAATCTTGTTACGAACAACATCAATGCCTGTTTCAGATGAACCATTAATAATAAGAAAGTCACAACCAATCTCATTACACATGGCTTTAGCCACAGTAGTCTTACCAACACCTGCACCGCCGAACAACAGAAGATTAGGAATGTTCTCCTGCGTTACATACTCCTGAAACGGTTTCTTCAAACGCTCAGGAAGAATACACTCTTCAATAGTTTTAGGACGATACTTCTCCGTCCACAATAAATGTACCATTAACAATCCTCATAATATAAAATAAAAAATCAAAAAACGGAAGGTAATGGGTTATCATCAACCGCACCAAAAGACCTAGTAAATTGACCTTGATGTGAGAAGACCCACCAGAAACCGTTAACTACATTCACTCTTGCTGCAAACTCATCATATATTGCCATCGAAACACCTGGATGGCGTGGTGCAGTATCAACATTCTTGTTAGCTATCATATCAGATAACTTACCTTCAGAAGGGAACAATTCATAATCATCACCGCAGATGATGCCGCCATCAGTCTTTAATATCCTTTTACCTTCTTGGATATCATACCGAGCTTCATCATAGCGGTGCCCACCATCAACATAAACAAAATCGTAATGATTAGACCTTAACTCTGATAGAAAAGGTTTTGATTGAGCACGAATCATATTGATACGAATATCTTTATCTTTAGATTCAAACTCTTTGATTTTATTGTATGTGGATTGAAAGGCATCATCAATGATACTATCTGGATGATCCCTCATCTGTAAGTTACGAGAACCTACAAATTGTTTTGCACCCCACATATCAACCAAAGTTAATGTTGAACCTTCATGTAAATGATCCAACCAAAGTTGTGTTGAACCTGTTCCAAACCAAGTTCCTATTTCGAGAGCGTTGATTGGTCCTTTGAAAAAATCTAATGCCTTTAACATCCATTCTCTTCTGCTTACATGCATTAGACTAGACATTAGTTAATTCATTTTCAATTTGACCATCTAACTCTTCAACACGGTGCTTCAAGACACTAATGGCAGTATGGATATGCCCTGTATCATGTTCTTCAATACGAGAACTCAATACATTAATCTCTCTCATTAGAGAGTTTTTATGGTTTACCAAAGTGTCTTGAGTCATGTTAAGCCTTTTCGAATTTAGACCCTGCTTCAGTTGTGATCCAGTATTGAAGCGGAATCTTTTTGTTGGTGAAGTGTGAAATACCTTTTGATGAGATTCGAACATCATATGCACCAGGAAGAATCTTGATGATGTTTTCTGTTTTGAATATCATACGGTACTTATCATTGTTTCCATCTTTGATTTCAAGACATTCATTGTGTGCAGCATCATTCGCCGCATCAATCGTCAATACTTTGATTTTAGTACCATCAGATTCAACTGCGATGTTCGGTAGACCAAGAACAGAAGCAGAACGAAGAATCCAATCAAAGTCTTCAGCTGTCAACTCAAAAGAGATTTCAGCATCAGGCATTTGGATTTGTTTCTCTGGAGGAAGAGAAAGCATAGACGGATCACAGAACCGATAGTTAGTTTTACTACGACCTTTGTTACCAACAATCACAGCAGACTTATCTGTGAATTCAAAGGTAGGTGTTTCTTTATGAAGAGAAATAACCGACAGAAACTCATGGATGTTATACACACCAAAGTTAGTAGGAATTTCTTCATTGATGATAACCTCTGCAAGGATATTCTTACCAGAAGATACAGTCTTTAGAACTTTACCTTGCTTGAAGTAGATACCTTGATTGATGTTACCAAAGTTTTTAAGAACTGAAAGTGTTTCATTTGACAGTTTCATTTGTTGCTCCATTATTAAGTTTTTCATCAACAGAATACATTATATCATGCTCATATAGAAACATGAGGCAACACATAGCATGAGCCAAGTGGTGTCTGCCTGTTTCAAGATCGTTTTGTTCACCTTCTTTCCATGCCCATATATGTCGTTGCATGGCGTCAAAGTACCTGCGTTTTGAATCGGGTACATTCTTCCAATTATCACGCTCATATTTTTGAGCACCAATCGTTAGAACATCAACAGTAGCCTTAAGTGCAAGTGGCGGCAGCAAGCCGTATTCTAGCTTGCCGCCATCAAACTTACGACCACCCGTTGTTGCATTTTGAGAGGCCTTTACTACATCTTCAATCATAGACGGCCTGTGTATTGAGCCACAGCAGGCATGTTACCAGTAAATGCATAGGTACCAATGTGCTGAGTTCTCATCCATGGGCAGAGATAAATTTCTCCACCAATCTTGCGCCACATTTGACAGAACATATAGTCTTCAGACAGATAACGGTCTGAACCACCGCCTGTGATACTATCAGCAGAATCAATAACAGTATCAAAGTATGCATGAATGTAACGTGATCCATCAAAGTTGGCTTGACCAACATGGTCTGGCTTGTATCGAATAGTTGGAAATGCTTCAGCCATCTTTTCAAATACACCGCGTTTAATCATCATGTGACCAGTTCCAATTTCCATAACCTGAAGTGGTTCTGATACTTGAAATTGTGCAGTACCTTTTACTACGTTAAAGACATACTCACCAACCAAGTTTTCCAATTCTTTTGGATCAAGGTTAGGATGTTTACGAGCCGTTTCAGCTACATTGTTCCAGTTGATTGATTTCTTCGGGTACGGACCGCCGATGATATCTTTATCAAGTGCCATCAATGCAATGATATCTTGAGGTGAATAATGGATGTCCGAATCAATGAAAAGCATGTGTGTGTAATCTGTGCGAAGAAACTCATAAACAAGGTAGTTACGAGCTCTTGTGATAAGTGATTCGTTAAACAGGAAAGAAAACTTAGTTTCGAGTCCATAACGAGTCATGGTCGTTTGCAAATCAAGGCATGATTTGATATACAGACCGTGTGCCATACCGCCATACATTGGTGTAGCAATGAATAATTTGTTCTTCTTCAAATCATCTACGTTTACTTGAATTTCCATATTATATCCATAAAAAAAAGGAGAGATACAAATATATATCTCTCCTTACCAGTTATTTCACCTACTATTAGGCAAAAGCGCGTTCACCTTGCGAACGGATCGCGGCGATGCCAGCAGCAATCATACGCTTGGTTGGTGTGCCCAAACGGTAAAAAGCAACCTTATCACCGTGGGTGTTGATACGGCTGTTTAGGTAAATTGCATGACCTTCATTACGCAACTCATTGATGGTTGCGGAAGGATTGGCAACACCGAAGACGCTTTGCATTTTGCTAGCAGTAAGGGTGTTATAGGCCGAATCTTTCGACAGGTAAGCAAGAACTTTAGATTTGGTAGACATTACAAAATACTCCATAAAAAAGGTCTCTCATATTCCCTAACAGGGTTTTGAGGTGAGACCGAGCCCTCAAATTAGATTACATTATAACAGAATCAGATACATATGTCAAGCGTTATTCAGGCAAATAAGTTTGTTTGCCTATACTCATTAGAACGGACATTCATCAGTTTCAACAGGCGATACTGTTGCCGTGTTAGCAACATTGTGGGTACCTGCATCAATCTTGGTATACAAGTCGAAGAAACTCATTTGTGTATCCATATCAAAGCGGTTCAAGCAAAGTTTAATTGCTTTAACTTTATCACCAAAGATACCATAAGTCTCAACGATATGCACCAAACGGCGAGTAGAAATCACTTCATCGCAACCGCCATCAGCAAAGGTTTTACGAATCACTTCTGCCCATGTAACAAGTTTCTCGGCAAAATCTTTATCATCTTTATCAACTGAAACAAGTTCTTTTTCAATAATCTTGCGTTCGGTTTTCAGAGGAGGAAATTCTTGTTCCATCGTGGTACGGAAACGTTCAAGGAAGGCTTCGTTCAATACATTGGTAAACATATAACGACCGTCTTCTGAACCTTTACCTTTAGTGTTCGCAGTAGCAAACACGGTAAAACCTTCAGCAGGATTAACCAGTTCACCTTTCTTTTTCAGCATGAACGGTTTGCCCTCAAGAACCCGTTGCAGAGAAGAAAGGTTCTGAGCACCATAGTCAATCTCATCAATGCACAGAACAGCACCTTGACGAGCCGCGGTGGTCACAGGACCATCACGCCATTGCATACTACCATCAATCAGAACATAGTTGCCAAGCAGGTCAGATTCATCAGTTTCAGGCGTCATAGAAATGCAAACGAATTTGCGTTTTGCTTTGGCACAAGCCTGTTCAATGGACATGGTCTTACCGTTACCAGAATGACCAGAAATGAAAACAGGAAAGAAACGCTTTGATTCTACGATAGCAAGAACATCCGAAAAGTTACCAAACGGTACATAGTTGCGATATGCAGTTGGTACCAGATTGGTCGAATCAAGGTCTGTAACTACGCTGACGATTTTATCTTTAGATTTTTCCACAATAGCACTCATGGGAATAACATTAGTTTGCATATTACACAGAGCGTTAGGTACATGATACAGACCACGACCAACACGATTTTCTTCTTGTTTCGTAAAGAAATAAGCACTTTTCATACCTGATTCGGTACAAGCAGATTTGATTTCTGCCAATGTTGCTGTAGGTTTACCCAAAGAATTCAGAAGGTTGAAAAATTTCTGTTTCTTATCAGCGCGTTTCATAATGTAAAACTCCTATCACAATGTATATAAAGATTATAACACAAACCCGAGGCCTTGTCAAGCCCTAGGCAGCGATTCCTTGTATGAACTGGTTCACCATTGCCCGACTGACCGTTCGCTTCTTGTTTGCCGCGGTGAATGCACTTTTAATGTCACGAATTGATTGTGCATTTTGGGCAAGAGAGTCAAACGAATCTTCTTCAGTAATGCCTTTCGGTGTAGTAACGAAAAACTTATCGTAACCTTGAATGTTCAAATTGAAATAGTTTTCTTTTTTGAATTTTTTGATTGATTCATTAAGTTTATGTTCATTCAACATAAGTGGAAAACCTACTTCATCACAACCTCGTTCTTTAATGGTAGCTTTAGCATACCTAGTATCTGTCAAATAGAAAGAAAAGATTTTAGAACCAGTAACAATTTTGAACCATTCAAGAATGATAGTATGCATTCCATCTACATTTGAAAGTTTCCGTTGAAATTTAATTTTGTCATCAACAATGAAAACATTTTGAGCGTTAAATTTCATATCAGGACTGAGTCCATTTTTGTTGTAATATGTGTGAGTAAAATCTGCATCACCATCATGTACAACAACCAAATTTGTAATGTCTAAATTATTTTTGCGTTTGAATTCTTTCATTACATTTGCCAAAGCCGCAACAGCCTGTGTCATGGGAGTATTTGACAAGTTCTCAGTAACAGGATATGCGATGTAATTTCGGCGATTATATGATCTTTTCAAAATCAACATATTTTTTACTGCACTGGTAAACACAGAATTAGACATTGTTGAAGAAAGGTACTCACGCAAACGAACATCAGTAAAAGCAATGGTATCAACTTCTCTTTCAAACGAAGAAAAATCTTTTTCGTTAAACGTGAAATGTTCTTTAAGCCGTTTCTGTGCAATAACATCACTAACATAACCAGCAGTATTATTGCCAAAACCATATACAACAAAAGGAATATTCACTTTGCGGCAAAACATGGTAAGAATCAAAATCTGTTCAATTGAGTCACCGATAATGTCTTGCATTGAGCCAGACTTGTCAAGCAACAACACTAAGCCGTGAGATTTACCTTTTGGTACCATCAACATCTTGCGGAAAATGTTATCATCAAACTGATATGAAGAAAGTTTACCAACATCAATTTCACCAGTATCTGCAAGGCGCGAACGACTGAATGCTTTTGCCGCTTTACGCATTTCAAATTCTTTCACCAACAGATTGATATACCGTTCATTTGTTTTCTTGAATTCAGAATACCATTCATTCTTTTGATCTTCATTAACTTGTTCATTAAATGATTTAGTCAAAGCGCCTTGAACAATTGAATGTGGAACAAGAATGTTTTCCATGTTGGCTTTAGGAATCTTGTAATACACATACTCTTTTGATTTTTCATCAAGCAATTGTGATTCATTGCGGCGATAGTTTTCATCTGTTTGGCAAATTGGATCCAACGAAGCGCCTTGATCTTCATAGGAATTTTGCGACATTTTCTTACGATTGATTGCATTTGGCAAATCATGTTCATCATCAACATCTTCATCTTCATCTTCATCATTGCCAGCGCCGTTGCCGGCACCTTCACTTTCAACACCACGGTCTTCATCACCATCTTCATCACCATCTTCATCAGCACCATAATTTTCGTCACCATCTTCATCATCAATCATTTCAGGATCAAAAAAATGAAAATCATTTTGTTGCAATTCTTGCTGTTCATCTTTAGAGTATGCAAAAATCTCATCGGTGATTTTCACCACTTCTTCCCAAGTTTCAGCAATACGGACTTTTTCAACCAGTTTTTGTTCTTCATGGGTGAATGTAACACTCATAGTCCATTGAGACTTGCTATACAAGTTTAGACGGTCAATGAAAGGCATTTGGCTTACATCACGATTTTTGATACCAAAAAAATCACGCATCATCAGTTCGGCATAGGCATTCTTAAACGACATACGCAGACCAGGATACTTGCGCTGAATTTTTTTCTCGATACGGGCATCTTCAATGACATTCAAAAAACCCTTGTAATTAGGACTTTTCGTTTTGTCTGATGCAGCAGAATGCCAACCATCGGCAGGAGTGTATTGTGCGTGACCGACTTCATGTCCAGTCAGCAGGTCATAGATAACGCCTGACATATCTTTCCAGATTGGAAGATATAGAACACGATTGATAGGATCAAAGCTTGCGGTCTGAGCTTTAATGTGATTGATGGTAATGTTCTCAGTTGCCATCAATCGGGCAAGTTGAGATTTTGACTGAACAGTAAACGACATGAGAAGTCCCATTAATAATATGACACCATTATAACACAAACAAAGTGTTTTGTCAACCATTAAAAAACCCTTTAGAATCAAGGGCTTGGAGCGGATCACAGGAGTTAAACCTGTCTGCCTATTGGGATAGGGTGTCTCGGACTCTCCGCATTAAGGACATTATACTACAACCACAAGTCAAATGCGGCAAACTATCGACCTACTTGACCAAGGTACTTATCCTTCGTTTCTTGCCAAGTCAGGTAAATAAGGTCATCATAGAACAAAGTTTCGGTAGATACCTTGCCTTTTTTCTTGAGGAAGCCAATACGACCACGAGCGTGCTTCTCTTTCCATATCTTAGTCAATGCTTCATAACTGGTATCAAACGATTTGACTAACTGTTCCTCTCCGATATCACCGCGAAGGAACTCAAAAGAATTGTTGTAGAGTGGGCTGAAGTAGATGCCTCTTGCATGTTCGGTACGAATCAGTTGTTTTGGAATCTGCATCTTACTGTATACGAACGACAACGAACGATTCTTATGGTCACGCTTATGTGGTTGCCCACTAGATTTCTTTGCAACATACCACTCAAAGTATTTGCGGGTATGGTTAGTCTTCAACCACTCACGAATTGAGTATCGTGTATCTCTACTTGGTTCAAACGATACAGAACCTGATGAGAAGCCCATCGGATTCCAATGGTCAAGGTTATCATACTGTGATAGACCGCCGGCCTTTGTCTTACCGTATAATGATGTAGTTGTTACTCCGACTAATCTATCACCGTATTGTTTCTTCCACAATCTTTGCACTTCATCAGATAGACATAGTAGTGCAAGTAACTTACCACCAACATAGTTGTAACCAAGTGGCTGAAACGGTACGATAGTAGAACCGATTGCAGTATGATTAATCATGCCGCCTTGTGTCTTTAGTTCTCTCGGCCAACCAATTGCAGCATCTCTTGGGGTTAAATCAAGGAAGTCAGATGAGATACAGATAACACCAAGGTACTTGCCAGTCTTATTGTCTGCAACAAGAAAGTTAAGGTTGCGACCGATGTTACTGTTGTTCTTCATTGTTGAAATAAAGTTTCGTGCTGCGTTCCATCTTTCTGGCAAATCACTACGCTTAGTTCTATCTTCAACGATAGAACCATCAATGCCTTCACGAAACACTTTACTAGAATCATCGGTGTAAATCAATACAGGTTCAAGGTTCAAATAGTCATCAGCATCTTTAGGCAACCAGATGTTGTTCTTAACCTCATCAACAATAACCTGTTGTGCTGGGTTTTCTAATTGAACCTCTTCACCAAAGAGGGTGTTGTTTACGAACGTAGGATACTTATCTTTGATTTCACACCATTTCTGGTACAAAGTGTATTCACGGACATCCATTGCTGACACATAGGTAAGGTCTTTGATTGTCTGCTCACGCAGAGTATTCTCATCGACAGGTAAGAAACTGCTTTCAGGATTTGCTTCTTGCCACTTCTTCCATTGTGTTTCAACATCATCTTTCGCATCAAACATTATTCTGTAGTCTCTTCACTTTTTTAATCAACTTCAGTTGTTTCTTTCGTGCCATCTGTAGTGCTAATGGCTTTACATACTCTACCATACGAACACCATTCATATGATCCAATTCATGCATGAAACAACGAGCAGTCAATCCATCGAAGGTTGCGTTATGCAGTTTACCGTTATCATCATAAAATTGAACATCAATCGAATCTGGTCGACCAATCTTGAGAAACAAACCAGGGAAAGAAAGGCATCCTTCACTATCAATCTTAACGGTGTTGGATTGTGACACAATTTTTGGATTAATGCAGGTAATAGTCATGTCACCGTTGCCGATAACAAAGACTCTTTCAAATACACCGCATTGAGTTGCAGATAGACCTAGACCACTATACATCTTCATGGTCATTCTCAATCGTTTAACCATGTTAGACATGACAGGGTTAGGCAACCTAGTTACATCATACTCAGGTACAGCTTGTCGCAACATTGGATGATGCTCATTATACAATGGCAACGGTTCAATATTTTCTTCTTTGATAATACCTTGTTCGGTATTGATAGTTAGAATTTCACTCATTTCATTAACACCCAATCCTCTGCACAGTTTTCTGCTTCTTGTTCATTGTCGAAATACTTAACACCATTATAATCTATATCAGCTATATAAAGCAAGACCATAAACTTATGATTGCCGTTTGATTCGTAGACTTCTGCCGTTCTATTGTTATCTGTGAACTGATGTAATTGTAACATATGTCACCCAATTATTGGTTTGTCGAACAAAGATGCCTTAATTACTTCTGGATCCCATTTGGTACGGGAATCACACATAAGGACATTGATATCTAGGAGTTCCCGCAAACCCATATGCATATCAAACGGTACATTATATTCACTTCTAGCCTTCACGATGTAATCAACTAGAGCCTTCTGATATCGTTCTTGATATGCCTTCTGGCACATGTATGCCTTGTTGTCACCGATGGCAAACACTCTCCAGTTTTTCCAATTGATAGGTGATAGAGAGAATTGAAAGGCTGCACTATTGACACCAGGAAATTCTTGGTCTTGAAAGTCATCTAATGCAATCACACCGTCATCACTCATCTGTAAATTGAACATCATCAAGTCACTTAGCACAGCAGAGTGTTCGTGACACCCATCAATATGCAAAAACCTAAGTTTCTTATCATATATCATTTCAGCATACTTGAGTGTGGTTGTATCTTGTAGGTGCCATTCGATGTTGTCTGCATTACCAAACTTACGAATGTTGGCTTCAGCTGTCTGCTTTGCTTCTTCTGGAAAGATATCATACAGGTGCAGTTTGTTCTCACCTCTGAATTGAGACAATGCAATTGCACTCTTACCAAATGCAACACCAATCTCACACACATCACCTAGTGGTTTCTGTATCTCTTTCATTATGCCGTAAGTGATGATGATATCTTTTGGGTAGAACCAGCCTTCAACCTCTTTATCAATTACATTTTTATAGTGTGACAAGTATTCTTGGAAATTCATTTGACAATCCTACTAAAGTTTTTGACCTTCTCAAAACGGATCAAGTTACGGAATTTATCTTGCAGAACATCACCCTTATGGGATATAACAAACACATTTGCACCTTCAAGCATATGTAGAATCATCATCAGGTACTCTGTGCCATTGGCATCGAGACTAGAATCAAATACCTCATCTAGTATCAATAGGTTAGTATTGGCAGAATTCTTTAACTTGGCAACTGCACGCCAACTGAACAACAGAGCCAGGTCAATCTTTTGTTTCTCGCCTTCTGAGAAACTGGCATAAGTAAATTCGTCACGATGCCTTGATTTGATTGTCTCTCTGAATGATTCATCAAGATTGAAGTTCACAAAGAAATCGAACGATGCTAAATACTTGTTGACTAATTTATTAATGATTGGCAGGTACTGTTTTACAATCTTTGTTTTGATACCAGTATCTTTCAACAAACCTGAGGCAGCATCATAATATGTCTTTTCTTCTATTAGTGTTCTTAAGTCTTCTTGTTGTTTCAACAAACAATCCAACAATTCTTGTAAGTGCTGTTGTTCTTTCGCTGTGGACTCTTTATTCGAATTGAGTTCTTCCAACTGTTTCTCAACTGTCTTGATGTATTTCTGTTTCTCAATCACGGCAGTATTGTTGGTTGCAACGAGTATCTGTAACTTCTGAATCTCTTTCTGTATTTCAGATATGATGTTCAGTTTGTTTTGTTCTTCTGTAAGTTTCTTCTCTAGTTCTCTGAGACCATGTTCACACTCAGTCACCTTTAGATTATTGTTGGCAATCTCAGTCTCTTTAAACCCCAAGGCAATTTCTTGCCTACAGGTTGGACAATTATCATTCTGTTGAAAGAAACTGATATCCTTTCTATATTTGGATAGATTCGCTTCAATCTGAGATTCAATTTTTGTAATCGTTTTGAGTTTAGTTTCAACTTGAGACTTATTGATGACCAATTGTAAAGACTCTTCGATTTTACTCGTAGTCGTGGCGGTGTTGGCGTGAATCTCTTGTATCTCACCGTAAGTAAGTTGTATTGCTTCATCATATTGAATTGCTTTCTCTGCATTATTTTGATCTACTTCATCAGTATGAAGTTTCTGTAGGTCATACTTCTGTTGAGCCAAATCAATTTCATGTTTCTTTGTTGCAATAGAATCTTTGTTGATTGTCAATTTCTCTTTGATGATGTTATTCATTGCCGAGAAAATCTGTATATCTAAAAGTTCTTCGATGATGGCCCGGCGGTCAGCAGCAGACAACTGCATGAACGGTGTGAATGATGCTGAACCAAGAATGACAATCTGTGTGAATGATTTGTAGTTCAACTTCAAAATAAACTTCTCAAGGTGTTCTTGATAGTCTCTTGATGCCGCATCTTGATTCAACAATGTACCATCTTGGTAGATTTCAAACAGGTTAGGTTTGATACCACGAACGATACGGAAAGATTTATTGCCTACATTAAATTCAATCTCAACAACGCAATCTTTATTGTTGATGCTGTTCATCAACTGCGGTTTGTTTACTGAACGAAATGGTTTGCCAAACAAAACAAAACACAAGGCATCTAACACGGTAGATTTACCTGCGCCGTTTGAACCTACAACCAAAGTATTAGATGCATTATCTAATTGTATTTCAGTAAAGTGGTTACCTGTGGAAAGAAAGTTCTTCCATTTAATTTTTCGAAATATTATCATTCAGTCTCAGTAGTTAAAGCTTCGATATAGACTTCTCTCATCAGAGCTTTAAGTTTATCATTATCTACGTTAAGTGTCAAGTTATCAATATACTTACCAAGTATTGTCATTGTGTCTTCTGCCTGGTCAATCAATTCTTGGTCATTCTCAAGTGCCGTATCTGTAAAGTCTTCAACAATACTTATATCAGAAACACCTACTTTGTATAGGTTATCAATAACATTATCAAACAGGTATGGGTTCTGTTTGTTGATAACAACAACTTTGACATAGGTGTTTTTCATTGATACAAAATCACAACCTTTCCACCATTCAAAATCTTGTTTCGTATCATCATAGGTTAACTTAACAAACATATTATATGGGTTACGAACAAACTCCATCTCACGGGTAGAGGTGTCAAAGATATGAAAACCTTTTGCGTCTTGATAATCAGCCCATGTCATTTCATATGGTGTGCCAACATAAGTGATATTATCATTCGTTGATTTGTGATGAAAATGCCCTGACAAAACTACATCATACTTACTCAACGATGCCTTATCAATACCTTCATTGCATACATTGCCACGATCCATTTCAAAGCCAGCAATCTCAAAGTGGCCGAAACATATTTGTGATTTGCTGTCTTTCATCTTCTGAAAGATTTCTTGTTCATTATCATCACACAACCAAGGCACACAGTCAATAGGAATATCATCTATGGTGTATGTCTGAAAATCTTTAGTGATGATAATGTTACTGTATTCTTTCAACAGTAGTTCTGGTGAATTAACTTCAAGTGTATTCTTGTATGCAATATCATGGTTACCAACCAACGCATACATGGTAATGTTATGTTGAACCAACTTGTCAAAGAAGTATTCTTTTGATTGATACAATGAATTGAAGTTGATAAACTTTCGTCTATCGAACAAGTCACCAAGTTGAAAGACTACATTGATGTTGTTTTCAATCAGATACGGAAAGAATACTTCATCATAGAATTGTTTGAAGTGGGTATGGAAGTCTAATGAATCACCTCGGGCACCGAAGTGTGTGTCACCAAGAATACAAATTTTCATAGTTCTTTAGGTACTTCAGCATCAGCAGGTTCAATAAATTTCTCAAGACCTTTCATCTTGATTTTCTTCTTCTTCTCTCGACTCTCT